TGACCGGGATGGAGATTGCTTCGTAATAGTCACGCCAGACCTGGTTGGCAGGCTGGATGGAATCAGTGACGGTGGTATTCAGTAGCTGAGCCCCCACATAGGCTCCACCAGTTAGCTCCTCGGTAAAGAGCAATGGGTAAATCAGCTCGCCACCCTTAAAAACTTTACCCTTACGGCAAAGCGCCCAGAAAGTCGAGCTTGGCAGCATCACGTTATCGGCCAACACAGGTTCAATAGCTTTTTGGGTGATGGCTTGCATGGTGTTCGCCAGAACTGCCGGGGGAGCGTTTATTCCAGTCCCAAAAACGCCACCTGCCATAAGAGTTCCTCGCTTTCAGTTCCTGACTAGGCTTGACCTGTCAGGTTATAGATCTGATTCAAAAATTCTGGGTCTTCCTTTAGCTTGGC